GGTTAAATTAGAAGCCGTATCGGCATTCCCAGTTACGTTTCCAGTAAGATTTCCAGATATACCGTTGGCGAATGTAGCAAGCCCCGTAGCATCAATCGTCAGCCTCGTGGTAGGCGTAGCTGAACCGTCCGCAGAAGTGGCAAAGATAAGCTCCGTCGGCATATCCCCATCCCCGGGAGTACCGTTTACCACCGCCCTGATAATCGCGCCTTCTCTATATCCTAACGAGTGATATCCCCTGAATCTTAATTCTCCAATATAATCATTATCAACAACATTATCGTCAGTCGTCCGAGTTCTTCTAAAATCAATTAAAGGGCCCGTTGCCGCAGTATCTGAATCTTGGTCGGAAATAAGTTGAGTCGTAGCTGTTATAATCCCCCCGGTAACTGTTCCAGAGCCGGCAGATAAGCTGCTTCCGGTTATCGCTCCTGCCGTTACTGCTCCATTAACCCCAATTTTGAATTTGCTATCTCCACCTGCATTGTCCAAACACTCCAAAAAGTTTCCGTTCGCGCTCCCATCATCGGTATAACCGAGCTTGAATAAAGTTACGGAATTGGCAAGGTCTGCATCGGTGTTGGTAATAGTGAGAACGGTATGAGCGGCTTCATCGAGAGTGCTGGTGATTGTTTCCTCGTATCCGGCAAAGGCTATTGTGGCATCGGCATCGGGGTCGGCTATGTCATCCCATGCGGTTGCACCCGCTCCCCCTGCCGCCTCCCATGTCAAATTACCCGCTCCATCGGTCTGTAACTGTTCTCCAGCGCCCCCGTCATCTGCCGGTAAAGTATAAGCCGTATTCGCCGCTAAAGCAGGGACGGTGAAAGAAGCATAATTAGAACCGTCATCGGTATCCTCATAAATAGCTAAAGACCCTGCGGAAGTACCAGCGTTATTAAACGCCGCATTCCCTATTATTGTAGGCGTAGTCAAACTCCAAGAGCTTACCGCAAGGCTGTCGTCTATGGTCGGAGAAGCCCAAGTGCCGCCTAATTCACCACCCGGGGCCGTGCCGCCATCAAAATCTATATCGTGTCCTGTCAAGGTCAAGCCGTCTCCTGCTGTATAAGCTGTAACATCCCAAGCGGAATAGTCTAAAAATTCAAAGTTATTAGAGGTATCATTCCAGAAAACAAGCCTATCTGCGGCAGGGTCAGTGAGTGCGGTTAACTCGGTAAGAACGGTATTAGCCGCTTGTTTTGTAGCCCATACAGTAGTATCTATCACATCAATATCCCCGTCATCGTCAGTGTCTATGCCGTGCCATAAGTCATAGAAATCATCCTGGCTAACTGCACTTGTAGTTCCACCATTGAAATTGGTAGCATTGAAGACCTCATCAACTACTTCAATTTCGTTAGTAGTGCTTCCGTCAACCTCGGTTACCGTGAAAGTTATGGTATCCGGCGCACTCTCGGTTATGGCTATTGACCCACTTTGGGCGAAAGTTATCCCAAGTCCTGCGGTTACATTTGCGTCGGGTAAAGTTATAGTATTTATTTCATTGGTAGTAGAACCGTCTACTTCTGCGGTAAGAAAATCCAAAGCACTTTCCAAGGTCGTTTCTGTCGTCGCATCGATTGCGTCTACATTAGAAAGCGTCATTGTTCCAGCGTTATCGGATAGAATTGCTGTCCCCGCAAAACCTATGCCACCGGAAGCAACGACATCTAATTTAAGGGCCGGTCCCGTCGTCCCGATGCCGACATTGCCGGTCGCTCCTTCTATTTTCATCAGGTTAGCCCAAACTCCAGGAGCGGTCGTGGTTTGAAAATGTAAATCATAACCCCTATAATTGTCACTACTATATTCCGACACTATTCTATTTCCCATATTTGCCAAATAACCCCTTGGATTTAATTGCAGCCCAACCGTAGACCCCGGAAATGTCGGATAACGATCAGAAGAAGACTCTAATTTTAATAAAGTTACTGAATCATCTGTGTTAGAATATGCAGTTGCTCCTCGAACCGTCAACTTCGCCCCGGGACTCGTCGTCCCAATGCCGACGTTGCCACTGTTAAGAATGGTCATCGCTTCCGTCGCCCCATTATTACCGACAAGGAAGTGCATATCTGCGCCGGTAGTGCCTACGCCGGAAGTGGTTTGTAAAGATAAATCGGAAGTTGTTGCTGACCCGCCAATTACTTTTGATGTGGTTATCGGGACACTGCTCGTTATACTCCCATCCCCAAACGCAAGCGCCGGGTCTGTCGTCCCAGTATCAAACGTCCAGGTGAAGGGAGAGCCGGAGCCGAAAGTCATAGTTCCGAACCCGGCCCCTGTAAAACTTACTTCGGTTTTACTCCCTGAATTTACCGCCTGCAATCCGCTCTTAAAATTCAAAATCGGCTGTTGAGGAACATTTGTCCCGCTATTTTGGATGATAAAACCTTCTCCTGATTGCCCATCAACATATACTTCACCAGCAAAAGCAATAATCGGAAAAGCCAAAATCAATGCAAGACTAAGCCATCTCTTTTTTAAGCTCTTTAAGCTCATCCTCAAGTCCTTTCTCGCGTGCGAGTTTTTGAAGTTTCAAATCCAGTATCTCAAGCCGTTTCTTCTCGTTCTTGTTCTCAGCAATCATAGCGTCAAATGAACGCTCTTTATTCTCAACTCGCTCTGTTTTTTCTCTCAACTCTGATTTTAATTCTTCAACTTTTACCGAGAGTTCATTAGCGATAATGGATTCCTTTTTTTTGTATTGCTTGATTATGTCCTCAAGAACAGACTTAGTCTCTTTCGTTTCCTGGATTTTATTGGCATACTCTTGTTTTATGGCAATCGCCTCATTACTTGACGCTTCGGCATGAGATTCTTTTTTACTGGCGGCGTGTAATTTATCATTTGCCTCTTTAATCTTCTCATCAGCCAATTCAAGCATTTTCTCAGCATCGCTTTCCCGTTTCGCTATGGCTGCGATCTTCCTGCTTATCTCGGCATTATCCGTGCCTATTTTAGCTATTTTTTCTTTAAGCGCGGAATCCTGCTTTTTTATTTCAGACAACTGATCGGCGTTTTTCTTTGCCAGCAATTCATTCTGTTCCTGCTGGTTATTTAGCAATGCTTTGCGGTTATTAAGATTAACGTGTTCGCTTTCAATCTCAGACAGAATCCCGCGCTTCTTATTCTCTTCTCCGGCAACCTCAGCTTTTAACGCCTTGAGGGTTACGGATAAAGACGCGATATCTTTTTTGACTTTAAAATTCTCATAGAATAAAGAATCTTTCTCGCGGTTAAGATTGTTTATTTCGCCCTGTATCTCTTGTTTCTTGGCCCTCATTTTTGTCAGCTCGTACGGTATTTCTTTCAGCTCTTTATCAACATTGTTTACTGCGTTCATAAAACCTCCCCTACATTTCGCTCCGTTTTATAGTTACGTATGCAACCCCGGTTAAATTAGCGTTTGTGCATTGCACCTTTACTTCGTCCCCGGATTGGAAATTACATTCACCAGTAGGCCGGAATATAAAAGAGCTTTCTCCTACAAGCGAACGCGAAGCAACCACGTGATCATAATTCTCCCCATTCACCGAATCCCTGGTTATTGTCACCGTCTCAGTTACGGCCACCGAAAACTTGATTATCACTTCCTCAAGTTTAAATTTTCTTGATTGGCTTGACGTGGTATATGTAAGCGCCCCCGCGGATAAATCCTGAGAAGTCGTTACGTCTGCTTTTAAAAAATGGGCAGTTTTCATTATTCAGTCCTTTAGTTTAGCGTGTCATATCCGCATATCCTCACCGCTCCGTCGGAGTTCGCCGAACCGCCCGTTGCAAATACCGCTATCCATCCGCCTTTAGGGCATTTGATATTCGGCAAAGGATGTTCCGCGTCTCCGAGCGCATTAGTCAAAAGGATTGTATCAAGCACCCTATATCCACTCGTATCGGCAAGACACTTAGAATCATCCGGGTAATACCGCAGTTCATACGATACTGTCCCCGTGGTTGATGTTACCGAAGCATACCAGCCGGTCAAATAAGTGTCCTTTTCGCCGTTGAAATGCTGAACTACAGTCGCATCAAGCGAGCCAATAGGAATCGAGACAATAAACGTGTCCCCGGTATCGCGCCGGACGGTTACTACTCCCGCGCAAACGGTATCAACGCTCACCTGGTCAATATATTTAAATGTGTTTGTGCTTTCTACTGCGGTTGTGCCGGCAGCTGTATCAAGTGCAATTTCTTCGGAAATCCGGTTGTCGTTGCTGTCAATCCCTGTTACGGTTACTGTCTGCGTAATGTCGGCAGCATCTGAACTTACAACCTCGATGGTATCCTCGGCAGCAAGCTGCGCGTAGGTCGTATCAAGCTCGGTTATGAGCTGCGCCGTGCCGTCGATATCGTCGTCTGAGCCGAACACACACCAGCCTTTAACTTCATACGGCTTGTCGCGTGTAAAAAACGCATCCGTGCAAAATCCCTGTACCGGCATACACAGTAAAATCAGTGCCAGGATTATTTTTATAAACATCACTCCCTCCATAAAAACAAGGGGCAACCCGGATATCACCGGGCCGCCCCTGTCATTTTATTAACTTAATGTTCCGCCATTGTTATACACAATATACCATTCTGTCCCGTCAGAACAAAGAATGAGCATATCCCCGGCGTCTTCTAACAATACATGAGCTGTCGCCCCCGCAAAGTTAGCGTCAATACTGGTTCCGGTAGCTTCCCCATCAACGGCAAGGGTAATAATCTTCATCTGTCCTGCCATGCCAGCCGCGAGACTCACAGTATCAGCCGCGTCTCCTGTAGTATCAGAAGTAATTGCTGTAAACAATTTTGACACCGAAGCTGCTCCAACACCAGGATCTGCCGAGGTTGTCGTAACCATTTCATACCCCATAGATACTGCTCCACCGGCAGTCGTAGTTCCGGTAACCTCAACGTCCCCGTCCTCATCCACCGTAAACAACTGAGTTACGGAAGCTTGAGTATCCCCTTTAGCAACACCAAAAACGTCTTGGTCTGCTGTAGGAGACGCAGGCACCAGAATTTCAACTAACGGATCAGAAGTCGCCGCTGCTCCGGTATCTTTGGTCTGGATTATAAACTGGTCGTCTCCGGCTTCGTCGTATTGTATCAATACGTCTGGAGTAGCGCCAAAAGTCAGATCCATATCGTCAGCGATCTCAATGTCCCCGATGGTCGTAATATCTCCGTCGGAGCTGTCTATCGTAAGCTGTGTTACCATTGTGTCGGCAACACTGGCATCAGCTTTGATATACAGTTTGTGGTCACCCGTATCGTTGACAATATCCCATCTGTCTTTAGCATCGGCTCCGGCATCGCCCAATAAGGATAATGTCGCGTCTCCATCAGTTGATTTCGGTGAATATATGGATACGAACATATCCGCATCGTTAGAAGATATGGTAACCGTATCGTCTACCGAGTTATCAACAGCCTCTCCATCGCCAAGCGTCAGAACATCACCAGCCGAAGTTAAATTTCCGGTAGCTCCTGCGATAGTTAGCTTTGTTACGTATGTTCCTGCTACACCGCTGTCACTGCCGATATAAAGAGTTCCGGCAGAGCTGTCATTAAATATCTGCCAGGAATCATTTACATCAGTCTGTGCGTCGCCTACCAAACGGATATACGCATCAGAAGCATCCGTTCCGGCTCCCCAAACGGTTAAATCTCCATCCGTGGAACCAGTGATAGTCGTAACGCCTGCATCAGTCATGGTAATTATCGGGGTAGTGCCAATAGAAGAACCTGCGCCGATAATCAGATCATCGGTACTGTTTTCAGAAGCAATATAAAAATCATTTGTATTGCTGTTAATCTGAATGCCAGTGTCTTCATCCCCGCCATCTCCGATAGTAACTAACGGCGTAGTCCCGGCCACAACCACGTCTCCAGTTGTAGTAATCGCCCCAACATTTGAGAGCGTAAGGTAAGTGGCCTGGCTTCCGGTAGCGTCGTTCTGGAAGAACAATGAATTTGTCCCGCCATCAGCTACTAACTGCCAATCATCGCCATTATCAGCCGAAGCATCAGCCGACAATAATAATACCGCATCCTCATCGCCTGTAGCCGCAGTATAGACATTGAAAATCGTCTGCGCGTCATTAGAAGCAATGCGGACAGTATCGTCAGAGGGAACGCTTAATGTTTCGTCTCCGACAATAAGGCTTGTGACTGTAGTGGCCCCGGAAGAAAGTGTCCCGGTAGTGGTTATGTTTTCGTTGTCAAAATCAATCGTGCCGGACGCGGCGGTAATCTTGCCGTTACACCCAACAAAATTGATCAGCGGTTGATTGGACGTCGTGGATATTTGGATATAATCATCCGCGTCGTTGTTTGTCTGGAAATCAACCGTACCGTCAGTTGCGTCGGTAAGGGTGAACATATACCCGCCGTCGGTCGCATCAAGGACAATATCGTCGCCGCTAAACGTGATAGACGCTGAATCGCTGTTCTCAGTAAAGATAACCGCGTTATTCGTCCCGCCGTCAATCTTCTGCCCATTCTCCAAAGAAACATCTCCTGTCCCGGCTGTGAACCCGGTAGCCGCAAAATCACCGCTTGAATGAGTAGCGATAAACTTAGTAGGGGCCGCGTCTAAAGTAGTAGTCAGCCCGTCCCCTGTCCAGTTCCCGTCTGTTCCCGCAGCGAAGGATGTATATACCGAACCGCCAACCGTCAACGAGTCGGCGTATATCATCGCCACCTCAGTGCCGGAAGCACCGATACTGGCCGCTGAATCGGTAACAGGCAGCAAGTTTCCGCTGCTGTTGACCCTCCAGCTTCCATCGTTGTACTTATCTCCGTCAGCAGCAACCAGAGGCATAGGGCAGTATCCCATAACCAAAGCCGCAACCAACAGGATTGCCATTATTTTTCTCATTAAATTATCTCCTTGTTAGATAAGCGGGGCCGGTTATTCCCGGCCCCGCCGCATAGTTGTTTATAGTCCCGTGCTGCCGAAACCACATCTCCAATCAGTTGCCGCAACGGTGAAAAATTCCCATCCATCAAAATAATATCTCTGATGAAGGTTGTCGATCCAGCTCTTATACTGCGGTTTAGCTCCCCATATCATTTTGAGCATTTTCATGTTCGGGAAAAGAATAAACCACGCAGTATCAGACCCACCCATCGCCGCACCCAGGTAATCCCATTCAACCGGGATATATTTACCAGAATACAGGTTGATATCGCGAGTCGTAACTCCGGGCCGCTCTCCCGCGCGTTCGCTCAATACCCTGCCTACCACACCAGCAATCGCCGGAGGATAAACCAGTAACGGTTTGCCGCTTCTGGCGATAGGGAGTCCGTCAAGGTCGAAATACTCAGCCGCTATTTGCGCCTCAGCAGTTTCGAGATTGTCATGCGAAAATGCCCCACTTAACAGGTTGTCGTAAGTAGTCCCTGTTTCCTCGGGATTTTTAGGATGGGAATTGCTGAACAAATATTGCCCATCCGCACAAGCTGTCGTAAAACCATTAATCAATACCGATGCGGTCTTGATTTCTGCCCGCGCTCGTCCACCGCGGCCCAATGCCTCAGCGCGAACGATCTTCGATTTTAACGAAGCGTATTCCATCTGATCGTTAACTTCAAACGTAACGTAGAAATACTTGCGGTATTTCGCCTGAGCAGCCGTACCCTCATATCCGATCACGAAATGATCGAGTCCGGTATCGCTGTCCTCTTCTGCCTCATCCCACGCTCCCAGCCCTGACATGGAATTATATTTCCAGTCTTTCGTAGGATCGCTTATTACATCAAACATTTTCGGATGAACCATTGTCGGCTCATCAAACGCCATCATGGCAAATTCGTCATAGATGGGCGTGTATAGGTCAAGCAATTCATTTCTTGTCATGGTTAATTCCCTCCATTTAAGTTATGTTTTTTATTAGCTCACATAGGCAAAATGACCTATCGCATAACCATAGGTATTCGCCGCCACAGCATCAGCACAAACGTCAATCCGGTCAATAAAGAAGCCGGGGCCTGCCGCTATTGTCGTATCGCTGATGTCAATATCGTCATTTGCTTCCAGATCAACAATCGTTCCAACTGCGGTCTGCGTAATAAGCGCGTTTGCCGCAACAGGCACGATATATTGAGTCGTGGTATCAACCGGGAAATACTCGACATCCAAGGTTCCCGCATCTCCCGATGAATTGTCGCAATCTGCTGCTGCGATCCCCAGAAACGTAGCTGCGAAAGCAACTGTCGCATTTGTCGCGTATCCGCTTCCGTTATCATGCAGCGCGTCGCCCTTGACGATACTGATTGATGCCGCTGCGGGCATTTGTCTGCGAGCTGGAGGGTTGCTTATTGGTATAAACCCATTTGCTAAATATCTCATTTGTGTGGCCTCCTAAAGTTATCGGCTGGTTATTGTAGCTTGTTCTAATTTTCCCCGGGATCCGGACGAGCTAAGATTAAGATTTCGTAAATTGAGCTTAACCTCTGCCGGCACATTATTCACATCCCGGTTCCCATGACCGTACCCGCACTCAGGACAAACTTTAGGCAGACCCTTGCGGATAATATACAGGATTTCTCCTTTGCATCTTCCGCATATATATTTTCCGTACCTATCGTTACTCCTGAGATCAGGCATGGCTTGATTTTCCCTTGTTTTCCCTGTACCGCTTCAACATCGCATCTCTTCGATCTTGTGGAACGCCCGTATCATTGAGAGTATCCATAAACCGTTTCTCATCATCAGTCAGCGTTTCACTTTTCCCTTTAGATCGAGTTCCGCCGGAAGGGATGCCTTCATCGGAATTACGCAGACGCTCATTTTCAGCGGAAAGTTCCTCGAGCTGTTTCTCAAGTTTCTCTATCCGCTTGGCGTTCTCATCGTTGTCGGATGTTTTGGAAGTTTTGACGGAAATACGTTTCTCCATCTCCGCCATGACAAGCTCGGGCCCGTTCTCTTTAGTAAGGTATTTCTCAGGATTTTCTCCAACTATTTCAGCGCAGATACGGAATTTCTCGTTCTCGTTGAATAGCGTCTTTTGTATTTCTTCCTGAGATTTTCCCTGCCGCTTGAGTTCATCCTCGCGGCTTGAGGTATCAAGTTCAGGATACCTCGAAAGAACCCGCTTATTTGAATCTTCCTGTTTTGTGGTGAAGTCTTTAACAAACGCATTCTGCTTGTGCTGCTTGATATCGGCACTGCGCTCCCTTGCGCGGCGAAGCGTGCGCTCAGAAATCCATTCCTGGGCCGCAATCCTGTCTTCATCAAACCATGCCTCAAGCTCATCCCTTGACATCTCACGCCTCTGTTCGCGAGGAAGTTCGGTATCCTCATTCAAATACTTAACCAGCCGCTCATCTTCCTGCTTTTTGAGCGCCCGATGTTCTTCGGGGATACGCTTTTCAGCTTCAATCGCCTCACGTTCTTTCTTGAGAGCGTCAATATCCTGCCGCAGAGCATCAACTTCCTTTTTCATCTGCGCGGTTTTATTAACTGCATTCTCAAGTTCTTTTTTCTGGGCAGTGAGCTTGTCAATATCAGACTGAATCTCTTGCTTCCGCTTTTCAACCTTATCTTCTTTGATTGCAGGATCAGGAGTTTCTTTATGTTTCTGCTTATCAAGAAGCTCCTGCTTCCGCGCCTTCTCCGCATCATCGGTTATCTCGGCATCAGGCCGCACAAGCAAAGCCTCATCTTTCTTGGCTTGCTCTTCTGCCTGTTTTGCCGCATCTGCCGCATCCGGATTTGGATCAGGCGTTTTTTCAGCCTGAGGCTTCGGCGGAACGATATTCAATTCAGCTTTGCGTTTATTAACCAACTCTTCCATCTCTTTTTTTGCTTCTTCTGCTGTAATTCCTGGCATTTTATCCTCCGTTATTTACCACCATCACATTTTAGGCTGTGAAGAAACCTGCATATTTTTTAAGGGTAAAATAAGAAACCCTTATTCATCTCGGTTAATCAATATTTTTCGGGCGGCCCCTGGGCTTCGCTGTTTTTTCTTTCTCCGGCTCTTTCTCAGCCTCTTCTTTCGGCTCCGGTTCCGGTGTTTTTATCCCCAAGTCTTTATTGATCGTAGCCTCATACTCACGCATCCGACGGTCTTTCTCCCTGCGCTGTTCCTGCACTGCGAGAAACTCCGCCTTGCTCCGGTGCAGATTATCGGGATCATGCGGCACTCGCTCGTCCGGCGGTATATATACTCCTGTATCAGTCGATTTATTCCCTTTTTTAGCTTCTGGCATTTCTCGCCTCCTTTTTTAAATCATCAATACGTTTATTCAAAGTTTTCAACTGCGCGGATAAATCGTCAATCTTACACACCGATCCGTATGCTTTCATCAAATCATTCTCACGGACAAATCTGATCACCTCCCCCTGTAAATATTCTTTGTGTTTTTCAAGAATCCGAATATACGCCCGCCATTCCGGGGATACCGTTAAAGTTAATAACTCCTGTAATTCACCGGGGTATTCAATCATTGAGCGCCCCCTCCCGGCATATCAGGAGCAATGCCCGGTTGTTGCACAGGCGAAGGCCCAGCCGGGTTTATCCCCGGCTGTGCGGGTTGCGCTCCCAGCTGCGGAGGCGGAGGAAGCCCCATTGACTCCCTTTGCATAATAACATTCGCCGCAAGCGCGTTTGCCGCTTGTTCTTTCTGCGCGTTGCGGATAAACTTCATCGCGTTAACCGTTGTTTTAAACAAATGCGCGTCAAATATCGGGCGGTATTCTTCATCCAAATCTTGATAATGTTCCGCTTTCTGTTTTGTATGCCCCTCAAGATGCTGTAATGCAAGCGCTGTCTCTCCTTCCGGCGGATCGAACTCATCCCCGGACATAAACCTGTGCCATTCGTTACTTAGTTCCGTCTCGTCAAACTTGCGCGGCGGCTTCTCTCCAAGATACCGGCCTATATCGGTATCGGACAGGTTAAGTACCTCTTTAAGCGTGTCAGAACAAAGCTCCCAGTTTCCTGATGGATTTATCTGAGGACTAAGCCATACCATTTGACTCCCCATCGCGAACGCCTGCATCTGCATTTGTTTGCGGTATGCTTTTGATCCTGCAATAGTATCCGGTGTCATCTGTACCTGGCTATCCCCGCGCAAAGTGTCAATAGACAGGTTGTGGAATACTTTTTTCCCATCCTTGCCTAAAATTCGCTCAGCAAGATTTTTCGGCGGGTAATCCTGGTATAACTCAAACCACATTGATACCGCCTCAGAAATATCCTCCTGGATACGTTTCACCCACAGACCAAACCGCGTCTCTGAGTTTTTATCTATAAGCGCATCGCGCGTCGCCGTTCCGGACGTGCCGCGCGTATTTGTCATGAAGTAGGTCGCCGCACCAGTCAACCGCTCAAGCACTTCAAACAATATCCGCATATCCGACTCGGCCCACGCCATCGAACGGGATAGGTTTGGAAAATAAACATTTTCCTGCGGCTTGCTTTCAACCGGGTACGACACCATCGGCTCAAGCTCATATTTCTGATTGGTATATCCTTCTGAGGGAACGTGAAACCCAAAGGGACAGTTTGTTACATACTGAAAATCTGATTTCTGGTTAAAAACATTGTTGAACGCGTTAACCACAGGCGCGATTATTTGCATGAGTGAGAACCCGCGCAACTGCCCCGGCTCCTTGCTTAACGCGCCGCCCGCAAACGGTATTTTTCCAGAACGGTTAATCTTCCGGACTGGCTTTCCGCTCATCACCTCATCATTTACAAGGTCAACTATCATCCTATACCGTTCAGTCCGCCCGCCTTTTGTGTAATACCCATACCATTCCTCAAGGTCTATCGTAAGGCGTCGCACATCATTGTCCGTCATGGAGGAAACAGTTATCCCCTGTGAATCCAGTTTCTCCTGTCCGAGTACACGCTGTCTTTCTTTATAGGCGTGATTGTATAATTTCTTTTTATAAGCCTCTTTGTCAGACGGACGAAACACCTTGCGCTCAAGATAATCAATCACCGCCTCACCATCCAGGTGCAGCCGATGGATGAAAAACGGAAGCTCCTGAATATTTTTACCGTAAGCGGGCATTAGAATATCATCAATATCCGGGATGTTCTCGATTATCCCGCGCTCAAATTTTACTTTCTCAGTCTTAATCTCGTATTTATACGTCTTGCCTTCTTTGTTTTTTACCGGGATGCGCTTATCAACCCACTCAGTCCAGGTCTTGCGGTAAATCTTGAAAAATGAAGAACCGACAACAATACGATTATGAATAAACCCGTCAACCTCCGGCCCAGCGTGCGCCTCCTGCTGTCCCATTCCCCACCGGGTAAACTTCTCCTGGTTTGTCCGGTTGTCAATATCTGATGTCATTGTGGCGATGAAATTGATCGAATCGGGGGTCCAACAGGTCGCCAACAGGATTGCTTGGTAGCTGTCTGCGGTAGCGCGGGCAAGGCCTAAGTTCCGGTTGCTCATCCACGATTTTTTTTGCAGGTTTTCGAGAATTGACGGCTTCTCACAGTGATAATGTTTGAGGTCGGTTTTCTTCTGCTCAATGTTCTGTGCCTGTACTTCAATCCCATATTCAACATCGGCACGGACAATGCGGATTATTTCCTTGCGCTCGTCCGGCGAAAAAGTATCGCTCTCGACTTCCGGCTTGATCTCAACAACCGTTTTTGTTTCTTTCAGATCCGGGTTATCAGTTCTCTGGTCTTTAGGTTTTGGCATTTGTATCCTCTCATCCAATAAAAAAGGCGGCTACTGATGTACTGGCACCAGTATGCCGCCTTAATGCTGCTATTGGGAAAATCCTTAGGAGCGACCTAAAGATTTATCTATTTAATAAATCCCAAAAATTAACATAGCTTTTATATTTAGACGTTTCACTTAAATATAATTCTTTTTTACCAATTATTAAATTTGCAGTTATGGCTGGATTATATCCAAGTAATAAAAGTTTTGATAAAACTTGATACTCCCCAGATTTTCCTATTAAAGATGATTCTCTATATTTCATATTTATCAATTTATCCTCCTACAAGGGGTATTGCACCAACCTTAGCCTCTTCTATCGCGCGATTACAACTCACTATCGCGATCATCTCTACCTACTGCAACCCTTCTTTCCTCGCCCGCTCCGCGATGTTCTGCGCCTGCCGCTCAAGAGATGCAATCTTGGGGTTACTGCTCAACCGCATATCATCCCGGCGCCGCTGTTCAGCCTTGAAATGCTCGGTTATCTTCTTCGGAGTCCGCTTCACTGTTTATGCCTCCGGGCAAAGTTCAGTATTCCGCCGTTTCCGCCACCGCCGGGAGTGATGATTTGCTTCGTCGCCTCTGCGGCCCGCGTTTCCATAAAAACAAAGTGCTTATGCACAGCATAATCCATCTCGGTTTTGGCCTGGGCCAGTAATGATCTTTTATACTGTCCAACAAACACCATTAGCTCAGCGTTCGGGACGGTTGACTTGACGCACGCCATGACGACATCTTTCAGCTCGATAAACTGATCGGGGTTTTTTTGGTATCGTTCAAAACGTTCCGCGGTGATCTGTTCCGGGGTTTGTTCTGGAAGACTGTTGATATTTTCTTCGGTTGACATGGTTATCCTTTCACTGATAAAAATTTCATCTGTATTTTTTTAACTGGGAACGGCTCCCCAACTTTTTTACACTTCCTGATAAACTCCTGTTCTTTGTAATTGGGAGCGCCAATCTTAAAAAGAAGCTCAGTAATATCGCTTCTTTTATCAATCTTTCCACCGAACAGCTTACGCTTGCAAGAAACAACCGTTTTATCATCATAATACTTAGTTGCTCTTACCGCCCCACCTTCGAGGATTACTTCTGCCAACTCTGAAAATATCTTACGCGGTATCTTCATAATCATCCTTTCGCTTTTTCTTCGTCGATTATTACTGACAAAACATCAAATCCGATAGACTGCCGGCGATTACTTCCCTCGTGTACTTCTTTTGAAGTTACTTTGATTTTCGCCGTTACCTCTTTCCCGATGTTTAATTTCATCAACGCTTCCGGGGTATCCTCGTAGATATTAAACGACGGGTACAGCTCTTTCGGCATCTCCATCGGGGCAACTAACTTTGTCCCTTCTTTGCGCACTCGCTTTAAACTTACTTCGCCCATATTAAGTCCTTTCTCGGTTAATACGCCTTCACACTTTCCGGTACATATTCCGTTGGGATTATGTACCGGGGATTCGACATAACAAAGTACCGCACGTCATCAGGAAAATCTTTGTACTTCTCCTGCACGCCCGGCTTGTCCTTTACGTCTCCATCAGCCGTGAGGATATCTTTGCGCGAGTACCGGCTCAAATGACGGATTGTATTCTCGCAGTTGTCAGTGATCAAGAGACGCGGTTGCGTGGTAATTTCTCCGCTGGTCTGCTCGTAGTATAACCACTCACGCACTTTTAAATGACCAGATTCAAGCGCGTCAATACCGTCCTGAAATTTAAACCCGCGCCGTTTCATTTCCTCTTTCGGGGTGGTATGCGCTTTATCATCCTGAGCCGCCGCAAGTCTCACCGCCTTGTTTCCAAAGTTAGGGTCAATAATCCGCTTGCTTACCGGCACACCAAATATATCTTTAAGCGCGTCCTCTTTCTGCCGGATAATATCGGCGTAATTATCGTATGTTTTATCGTCGGACAAGATGTCGTTAAAATTCCGATTGGGATACTCATCAACGATATACGCCGTGCCGGTCTTATGTAACGCAACCCATATCATCGCCCAGGGCTTGCGGTCATGCGGATCAAGGATATGATACAGCATGACATTGTTGAGCGGGGCCATCTCAAACGGGATGACGTGGATATTTTTGGAGAATGTTGGATATATGCGGCCTGAGAGGTTGATCGGGATACCGTGGATACGAGACTTGATTTCGTCCCGCGTCATAAACTTTATTTCCTGCCGCAAACGATCCTGGTCTATATGCGGATTGTCTGTACTCCAAAGCATATAGAATTTGATGCCGTTTTTCTCCGCTATCACCGGCAAATCTTCTTTGAGAATATTGCTATGCCGCGTCTTTATGATGTCGCAGTCCTCGAAGATATCGGCGATCAAATCCGTAACACCCTTGACCGAAGTCATAGACAAAATCATTTCTCCGTTACGGTCAATCAATCTCATGCGACATTCTTTCCATATTTCAAGCGGTGGCTCTTCATCAAACCAGATGAGGTCGCAATCATCCTGTGCGAAACTTTCCGTTCCCTGATCATAACTTTTAAAAGTGATTAGCGAGTTGTTGTCAAACTTTAGCTTACGATTAGGGAAACCGTTTATGTCGTCGTAACGTCCGTATTTAATCCGATTCTTCGGGCATATCTCCCAGATTTTACGCTGTTGGATACCTACGGAATCGGGGAATGTCTCTGCCACGGCCCAGATACGTTGTTTTGGTTTAGCAAGAGCTTTTGTAATGACGTATTCCGCGGCTTCACTGGTCTTGCCGCTGCGGTTTCCTCCGTAGATCACTCTGGTATTCGCGGGGTCATCGTGGAATAATCTTTGTTGCGGCAAGTGTTCATAAAAAGATAACGGATTGACGCGCCGCCGGTGTTCAAGTTCGGCCAGGATTTCCCGCACTTCTCTTTCCTGTTCGTCGGTCAATAGCCTGTTATTTTCCAGCAGTAAACTCATGCAGTTTTTGTTTGAGTTGTGAGACGTCGAGTTGATTAAATTTCTCCATCAGGTTTTCCTTTAATCCCAAGTCTATCTCTGTTTTCTCTCGCCACTTCTCAGGCTGTCTATTTTTTAACCAGAATATCATTGACGTTGGATCCGGCGGATAATGGTGAATCGTGGGGACGATTGTAACTTTTCCGTTCTCACAGAAAATCTTGTCCTCTTCGTGCTGATAACCTTTTGAGCGTTCGTACAAACTTCTTTCAACCACCCGATCTGCTTCTATCTTCCAATCCTTTATGGACTTGGATAACTTTGGATATTTCTTTTTCCAGGCATTTAAAGTCTCTTCGTTAATATCAAAAAAATCCGAGACTTGCTTATCCGTCCAATTAGCAAGGTATAACTTTTTAAGCTGTTCTAAATTTATCGAGTTTATCTTTGACGGCCTTCCGCCTGGATGTTTCTGTTTCTTCTTGTCGCTCATTGTTCTGTTTTATCCTCACCTCAAGCAAAACCGGCTGATGATTCTGCAAATCCCTGCTCATCAATTCCAGTTTTGCGAGTTCAACTGCTTCTGATGCGGAAAATTCTATTGAAACTGTTTTGGATCCCTCCCGGTCGAGCCGGGTTGACTTCAAAAATCCTTGCGCCTGAAACTCAATTATCTTCTCGCCCATGCACCCAACATTCCTTGAGTCTCAAAAACTTCTCCCCCTGATAAAAAAACGGTTTTCCCTCATGTCTTTGAAATATCGCCTTATCGCCGGCTTTGAGATCCCGGGCGTGGGGATACCGGGGGCCGATGCTGATAACCTCGCCATATATCGGGCCGTGGTATTGTTTATAAATTGTGGCTGACCGCGGGATCGTAATGAGGCCACGCGTATCCTCGCAAATAGGTTTGACTATTACTGTATCGTGCAGGGCTTGTAGCATATCACCTCGTAGGTTTTTTTGGTAGAGGCACAAGGGCTTTTAATTTAACCGTGCGCATTGCACAATGATTTTTATTCCCCGCGCCTCTTACAGAAAAGATAACACTAAATAAAAAATTAGCAAGCATTATTTTTAAAATACAACATTATGCGGCATTGTTTTGTATATAGCACGCGACCCCGTGCGTAGTGGCCGCCGCTACGCTGGGCCCTATATAAACAGGTATAAGGAGTTTTGCAAAAAATATCCCTTCTTGGTTTTGTATTTTATTACTCCACTGGTCAAGAGATTTTTTCTCAGTCTCTTAAACAAATCCCGTTCCCTCTGCCGTACACGCTCTCTCGATACACGATTAATATATAACCTGCCGCTTTTATCCAAACATTCTTTGCAAAACTTCGCCGTCTCGTCCAGCGTCATCTTGTTGCAATACCGATATAAAACCATGCGGAAATGCTCGCCGTCCAATTTTGACAGCGCGAGTATCTCCGCAACTCTCAATATGTGCATCCAGGCGTCACGCTTCGTTTCAAGCATTGTCCTCTTTCAAAATCAATAAATATTTTTCGGATCCAATATCTCCCTCTCGATGTACGGATTATAAACCTTTAACCCTTTGGAGGTCATATCCCGTACCCATGCCCGGTGCAATTCCTCATCGGAAGGAAAATCCGTGCTGAACGAATCCTTAAGCGTGGCACATCCCGACAGCATCAAACACATCATAACCAATAGAAACAGTACTTTTCTCATTTTACTCACCTCCTTTTCCCTCAAAGTTAACCTGATCTTGAAACACTAAAATTAAATAGCGCTATTTTGCGCATATCCTCCAAATGATACCTTGTGGCATCAAGCAAACCCTGTATCTTTGCGTCTGCATCAGTTTTAATATTTTGTTCATCCAGGGCTTGGGCCAATGCTTTTAATATTTCGTCAGCAAAAAAACGGGGAAGAGTAATTATATAGTCAGCGGGGATAGAATCACCTTCTGCGACTACTTCCGTTTTTTTGTTATACAAATTTAAAACTTCTTTCCCGCCCCGATGGTATCTTAAAAATACCATTTTTATTTCTGCGGTAGCAAAATCTTGCCATATGCTTACCCGAAAATAATCTTTCATTTTTCATCCCTCCCTTTCTATCTCGTTCAGCACCCTGCAAACTTTGTCTATAAATAGCATTCTTTGTTTCCTCTTTTTCCCTGGGTTTATCCCCGGTTAGATTTTAGCAACCAAAATAATCGATCCTGGGGCTTCCTGACGCGATTGTGTGGCATTTAGCTTTGACGAAAACCATCCACACCTACCTTCACCCCCATTTCGTCGATTT